ACGCCTTGAATGTCCAGCACTTCACTGTGGTTGGCCGGGGTTGTGAACATGGGTTGCGGCTATTGAACGCAGCACGCACAGCGCTGTGTACGGCCTTGTTGCTGTCCAGAAACTTGCGGGAGCGGGATTCTTTGAGCAGGTCGCGCAACGTGGCCACATCGGCCAACTTCTGTTTGTGTTCGGCGGCACGCTCGCAGAATTCGTTGAGGTTGATCGCGATCACGGTGGGGTCGCTGCTGTGGTCAACTACTGGGTCTTCGCTGAGGGATTCGAGGTAGTCGTAGACCTCCCAAAACTCGGCCACGGCTGCATGGTCGGAGCTGATCGACGCCTGGCGCTCAATGGCCATCCGCACGATCTGGCGCTGGGTGGCAGCGACCTGCGGGTCACTCAATTTCAGTACCAGGCGAATGCTGTCCAACAGCGAGAGCATTTGCGCGTGATTTTTGCTGATGCGCTCCACGCGGATGTATCCGCGCAGGTCATAGCCGCAACTGGTGCAATTGCCCTGGTCGCTGGAATAGGCCGTGCTGCAGGCGAAGCAATGGGTGTGCAAACGGCGCAGCTTCGATTCGTGTTCGGGCATACGCCGGGCGAACAGCTCAAGCACTGCGGATTCTTTGCCCACTGCGCGTAATAGGAAGTGGCTGAGGGTGTCGCCGTCCAATGCGTTGAGTTGATCCGCTGCAGCACGGCTTTCAGGCGTGACGGTCGGGCGCACAAAATGCAGCTTCACAATCCGCGTCATGATTGCTTCGTGAGCGACCACGGCCGCGTTCTGGCTGATAGCGATCGTTCCACGGAATGGCGGTTCGTAGGTTTCGTTGCCTGCCGTCTTGACGCCTTTCGTGGCGAGGGTGCCGCCGCCATAAAAGTCTTTCAGCTCGTCCCATTCAAAAGTTCTAGCGTGCGCACGATCGTCGCCGTGGCGATCGGCTTCCAGGAATACAACCGGCATACCGGAAACTTGGCCCATCAAGCGAGAGCGCCCGGCCTTGGTAGATTTCATAGGGTCGAATCCTTCATAGCCTTCCCGGCCGAGCAGTTTCCAAAGTAGGTTCAGCAGAGTGGTTTTGCCGGCGCCGGCTTCACCCGTGGCTTCTAGGAATGGGAAGGACTGGTAGCGGGCGCGGATCTGCTCGCAGAACAGCGAGCCGAAGAAGAACACCAATGCGACAAAGCCCTGGGCGCCGAAGCAGGTCCACAGCAACTGCACCCACTTTTCATCAAAACCCTTTGCTTCGCGCTGCAGCTTGATGGGGACGCCTTTCTGCAAGGTTTTCAGGCGCAGCTTGCCGAATTCGAAATAGTCTTCGCTGTTGACCTTGTAAGTGGTTCCGTCTTTGATCGCTATATCGCCGTAGACGTAGCAGGCGTATTCCTTGCTGTAACCCACGTAGTCGATCGTCGAAACGGTTTTGATGCCGAATAGCTGATCTTTCATGAGCTTGTCGAGCTGCTGGCCACTACCGGTGAACATCGCTCCAGCAGCCATACCGAGCAGCCGCTTTTTGAATTCGCTTGCGGCCGACAGCTGGCCGCTGGTGAAGGTGTTCTTCACGCTTTCGGAGTCGTGGGGGAAGTCTACGCGCATGTAATACCAGGACTCGTCTGTTACCTCGTTGCGTTGGAAATACAGTGCCTGGGGATAGCAGTTGGCGATCTCCACGACACTGCCGGACTGCTGCAGCGCTTTTTCGCGCTGTTGGGCCTGGTTCAGCAGCTGGTCGTCGTGGTTATCGCTGTCCTCAATGTCGGACATGGCTCGGTTGAATTTCTCCATGTCCAACTTGAACCAGTACAGGCGGTTGCCGAAGCCCAGGTGAAATTCCCCGCGCTTGTTCCAGTCGTACATGAGCAATGCCTTTTCCGCTGCGCTCTCGGCCAGCAGTAAGGCGCCCTGGTGGCGTGCTTGTTTGAGGTCAGTTGCTATCTGGTCGGCGCGTTTGGTGTCGTCCTGGATGAAGCTCCAGCGCTGATGAAGGTCGTTCCAATCAGACTTGCGGCCGTCGCGTTGTGGGATCAGCGCAGACTCGCACACGAAGCCCAGGGCGCGGGCTTCGCGCACCCAACGCCGCGTATATACGTTGGCGCCGGGCTCGTTATCCAGGGCCCAAACCAACTTGGGCAATTTCCCGCCTTCGCGGACTTTGATCAATGCCTTGAGCGAATCCCCTGGGAATGCGTTCGAAGACATGGCTGACACTGCCGCGATGTTGTGGTGCACCAGGGCGATGGCATCGAAGATCCCTTCGACAATCCAGATTTCTTTGGCTTCAAGCAGGTCGACACATGGCGGGCACCACCACACGCCGCGATAGCTATCCTTGGATTTGAAGCGGGCCTTCATCTTGCCGAAGCGGTGCGGCTGATCAATCAGACGCTCCCACCAACCGCCTTTTTCCAAAGCGAAGCGCACCGTTGCGCTGCCAGCGTTGTGTTCAGGGGAGTAAAACGTTTCCTGGGTGAACCAGCCCTGGATCAGCTCAAACCGAAAGCCCCGGGCGAACTCAAGGTAGGCACGTGCTGTTGCGTTGGGATGCTGATCTGTCGCCGGCGCTCGTTTGCTCCAGTCTTCAAACAGATCGTCGTACAGCTCTTTACGTGCAGGGTGTGGCCGCACTTCTCGGGGCGACCACAAACCACTATCCATGGCGAGTCAAAGCGTGAATACAGCTCTTTCTTTTTGCACTTGGGGCAGGTGCCACCGCGCATGTAGTCGGTGCCCGTGCGGTGCTTGAGCCCGAAGTCGGACTGGAGGCGTTGGAGCACATCGTGACGTAAGTCTTCTTTCATGGGGTTACTTCACTGCTTTGAGGCTGTGGGACAGGGCTGCCATGAGGCGTTTTTGCGCAGCCATGACCGGCATATGAGCGAGAATCGCGCCGTGGCGAAGACCGGCCGCAACAAGGCGGAATTGGTCGGCGTACCAGTGTTCGTTGAGGCTCAAGCGATACTGTTCACGCAGGTTGGCCAGCAACGCTTCGGCCTCGGCCGGGGGCAGTTGTGTGGTGACAATTACGGCGTTTGCCATCGTTAAACCTCAATTTCGGGCGCAGCTCACCCAAACCCACGGGATGTGGGGCCGGCGATTGGTTGGGGTGAGTGTTAAGAGTTCGCGGAACGTTAGCGGCGCGCCAGGTCCAACAGCTCGATGTGAGCAAGGTCAGTCAGTTTGGTTGCAACCGGTTCGGCCACGTCGAGGTTCTCTACCAGATGAATGACTGCTCGGTTGCGTAGCGCTGACAGATCGCCCAGGTGTTCGGCTTGGTGGCGCTTAAGGAACGCCAGTGCAGCGTTCTGCACACACTGTTGGTAGTCCAACGCATTGATTTTATTGTTCATTTGCCTTTCCCTGACTTGGCGCGGTAGAGATCAATGGCTGCATGAATTTCGGCAGTACGTGCAGCTATGTGCAAGACGTGCGCGTTCAGGATCAATTCGGCCTCGTCTTCAGTGATTACCCCGTCGTCGATTGCCTGAGCGATAACCTGGTCGACCGTGCCCTGTTGGTGGGCTTATGACACTGCTACTCGACGGCCAAGAGGTTCGCGGAAAGAACCTGAAAGTCACCGGCAATCTGCGCATAGAGAGCGACGATCTGTCAGGACAGACCAGCAACACCGACAAGGGGCACAAGGGCTTCAAGCCCAAAACCCTGACGGTCAGCCTGATGATTCCTTTTGTTGACCAGGTGCAGCTGCGCGACCTGATGCGCCTGGTGGAAGCCACCGAGGGCGGTGGTCAGCTCAAGACTTACCGCATCGTCAACGATACCGCCGCCGCTTTCGGCATGCGCCAGGTGACGTTCACCGAGGGCGTCAGCGCCCGTGAGGACGACAACCTGCGTGGCTGGCTGATCCAGTTCACCCTGACAGAGAAATTGTCCAATCCTGAAAAGGTCGAGGGCAGGCGATCAGGCAACGCGGTGACGGCGCAGTCTGGCCCGGGCGCAGCGGTTGGCGGTGCCGGCGGTGCCGGTGGCGACTCACCTGGTGGCCCGGAGGAACTGACGGGATTTGAGGCGACCCTGAAAAAGGTCGACACCTGGTTGGGCGGGAGCCCGCAGGCATGAAACTGCACAAGGAATTGGCCATCAACGGCCAGCCGTACGTTCTTGTCAAAAACGAAGTGCGGCTGGATGCCAAGAGCCCCGGGCGGGCGACATTCACTATTCAAGCCTCGGCGCCGGTCAAGGGCCTGGTAACGCTCGATATCGGCTACAACGGCAACACGCTGCAGCGCCACTTCATCGGCTACGTCGAACGCTCCACCACAGCCAGCAGCGGCCAGCAGGTGCTGTTCTGCCGCGAGCTGGCCGCGATTCTTGCCAACCCGCTGCCGCTGAACCTTCGCCACGTCGACCTGCGCGCCGTGCTGGTTGAGATCGGTCAGCACACTGGGTTGCGCTTCCGCGTCCCGGATCAGCCCTACGCCAGCGTGAAAGCGCCGTTCTTTTACAGCCTGGCTGCCGGCTATCAAGCCATGGACAGCCTGGCCCGGGTTTTCAACATCCCCGACTTTATCTGGCAGCAGCAGGGTGACGGGGAGGTGTTCGTGGGCAGTTGGGCCGACAGCTTCTTTGGCGTTCGTGCGCCGCTGCAGCTGCCGGTGGAGCTATTCGACGACTACCAAGGCAACCAAAGCGCAATGATTGCAGCCCTTCCCGGGTTGCGACCAGGTGCAACAATCAATCACGGCGAGCGCATCACCAGTGTGGCGCTCATCGACAACCAGATGGCCATCCGATGGACGACGCAATCCGCCGCAGCGTAGAGCGACAATTTCCCGAACTCACCGGCGGTTACCACCTGCCGCGCTTTGCCCGTGTTGTTGCCGTGGCCGACGCCCCCGCCGGCGCCGGCATCTGTGACGACTTCCGGCCGCGCTATGCGGTGGACATTGAGGTCATGGGGCCGGACGGCGAGCCAGATCCCAAGTTGCCGATCCTGGCCGGCGTACCGCTGCCCCTACCCACCGGCGGCGAGGAAATGGGCATCTATGCCTTCCCGGAGGAGGGCACCCAAGTTGTGGTGTGCTTCGCCTATGGACTGCCGCACAAGCCGTATATCCAAACTATCCTGCCCCACGGCTTGAGCATGCCGAGCGTGCCGAAGGGTGACCAAGTGTGGCAGCACAGCGAGGCCTGTCAGCAACGTGTCGACGCGGACGGCAACTGGCTGCGCCAAACAGACGGCAAGATCCGCGACAAGGCGATCGAGCGGGAAGTGGAGGCGATGGGCAACACGGAGACGTTCCAGAGCCACACCAGGACCGTGGACAATCATTCAACCGAGTCGGTAGGGGGCATCAAGATGCTTGAAGCCCTGGGCGCGCTCAAGCTGCTGTCGGGCGGATCTGCGAGCCTGGCGGCGGTGGATGACTTGCACCAGGCGACCGGGCGGGATTTAAACCTGGTGGTGGGGCAGAAGCACAACGCCACTGTGGGTGGCGACATGGAGGAACGGATTCAGGGGCTGCGCCAGAGCGTGGTGGCTGTCAGCCAGCGTCTCGTGGCACCGAAGACCTGGTTGGGGTCAGAGTCAGTGAACGTTCTACAGATCCTGTATGACCTGCTAGAAATAGTGGGAAAAATGAACAATGATGTTGCCATTCACACGCATCCCCCTGGTCAGACTCCTAGTAACTCCCTAGATTTTGTTGTCGCGGCTAAAACGTCAAATAAGTTATTGGGAGATATTGGTTTGATATTGCTCTGAGTTTTGTAACTGGGATGGAGGGGCAAGGTTATAGTTTTGTCGGTATGTACGATTTAAATAATGGAATAAATTATAATTTACGGGTGGGATATGAAGCCGTTCAAGGCTAGATATACAGAGTTTGTTCTGGAGGCAGCGGGAAAATTCCCATTCTTTTTTTCAAGAAGACTAAGATCTCAAGGTGCCTATCATCGAGAGCTAGAAGCGACCGACGCGAACAGGTCTGGTTTTATGTACGACTGTGCAGATACAGGCGGTTTATTTTCAGGGGATATGACTTGGAAAGGCGTTAGCCTTGTGTCTGCGATCGATCGAAAAGATCTTACAAAAATACATCGATGGATGAAGCGACAGGGTGGTGGGATGTATCACCGGAATCATGAGGAGCTTATAAAAAGTTCCGATCTACTTGATTCACGATGGAGTAATTTGGGGATTGTTTCTTTTGAAAAGTCAAATGCAATGGCGGTGGCTTCTATCGGTCTTATTTCTTCATTGCCTCAGTTATGTTATGTGTCAGTATTGCGGCTTTCGAAGGGTGTAACTTACCTTTTGCTTTATGTGCAGCTTAATGATTCTGCAGGGGAGCGGGTATTTAACGTTGACTTAAGTCTTTTGGGGCCGTACAAATTTTTCCAATCATTGAATCCTTTCTCTCCTCTTTTTCCGATAATTGAAAATTATACTAAGAGAGGGGCCAGTGAAAACTTAATTTTAAGAAATGCTGCTGAGGTGGTTTCAGACTCCCGCAGCGCAGCAGAGGCAGTGTTACAAGTTTGCGGCGTAAAAAAGGATATCAAGGATTTTGCCGTTGCTGCTGATTTCTGTAGAGAGGATACAGAACCTTACTTTAATGGTTCGCCTCGGCGAATCGCGGAAGAACAGGAAAGTAACTATTTTGTCTGTGAAAGGGCAAGTACAGCTAATATACTCTCAACGATTTGCGATGATCCAAAAGAAGAATTTCTCGAGATGTATATTTGCAAAAAAATCGATGTTAATGCAATTTTCATTAAGACTGCCCAGCACGAGTCTGAAAGATTGGGGGAACAAAGTTTTTGTAATGCACTTATTTCGGCAGGTGAGAGCTTTACTTACTTTCTGATGATTTCAGAGGTGCGCATTCAGTTGAAAAAATGCATGAACATGGTTGAGCCAATATTTTTCAGTTACAAGAAAAATCCTAAAAAAGATCTCCGTATTTTGATTTCTGCTAGCTTGAAACTAAATTTAATTGATGAGCGCATCGGAGCACTTCAGGAGGGAGTTTGGCGTGCCGAAGAAAAATACATTGAGTCAATTAAGGCTAGGATTAATAAGTTGAAGGTGGACGTTGATGGGTTAAGGAAGGATATTGATAGGCGTAGAGAGTTGAATAATAGCGACGTTCAATTGTCCAGTTTGACTTGGACCAAGTCATATTCATATGTGGTTGGAGTGCTTGTGATTGTTCAGATTGCTTTGTCAATGCTTGGCGTAGATTGGAGTGTCGAAGGAATAGAAAGAAATCCGTTTTATATAAATCTATTTAAATGGTGGCTTTCTTAGGCTGGAGAAATGCGGCATTGACTAAACGGGCTATAAGTATCAATTCGCATGGTTTTATCCGAACCTACACTAACGGGGTTGCGCGTAAGCGCAACCTTCTACATGTTCAGGGGTTTGGGAGGTAATCAGTTTTCTCTCGTGCCAAGTTGATTTCAAAGCGATCGATCATCGTTCCGTACTTTAGTTGGTACTCCAGCATCGAGAATCTTTCTATTTTATTGGTCTCATAATTGACTGTGAAGTAAATAGGGTGTTCCAGTTCGCTGAATGTTGAACTTCTTGCTATTAGAACTTTGTGCGCTCCGGTGCCGTACAGTTTAGCGTTAAAATAGATATCTCTAGTGTAAGGGCCAGAAGGGACCGCCATCAGCATTACGCAATGGCATTTTTCTGGAGGTATGCCAAAAAGGTCTAAAACTACTTCTTTGGAATTCTCACCAAACGAGGAAAACGGCAGCTCTGGAATTCCGGTTAGTATAGAACTTTTAATGCCGTTGCATTCTGGTTTGGTCGCCGCATTTTCTCCGAATGTATGAGCAAAGAAATTGAAGCCAATTTTTGCGATCGCTCGCTCGGCTTCTTGTATGTCCACAACCATTTCTACTTGTACTGCTGGGTTGTTTATGGAATTGGGTTGGGCGTCAGCGTGCCTGTCTTGAATAGATGGAAGAGTTCGTCGCATGCTTCTTAAAAGGGCCGTGTGGCTTTCGCCATGCTCGGTTTTTAGCACAAGTTGCCCCTTGAGTTTTTGGAAAAAACGGGGCTTAAAGTTCGGGTTTTTTTCTGATGGGGAATCTATCCATATTCCTGTGGTAGGAGGCTTGTTCACCATTTCTTGTTTTAGGAGTTTGTACTTGTTATCTGTCCATTCATACACGGTGACTTCAAAAGACTTCGAATTTATTTTATTGATTATATTAACTGTTGTCTTGTTAAGCACGTTTTCGAGGGCGACATACATTTTTTGAAGATGTGGTGAGTCCTTGGCTGTGTAGTATATTTTTTCGCCTTCAAAATAACACTGCGCTAATATGGTTTCTACTCCGTTCTTATCTTCTTCTGATTCGAGCAGTCTGCCTGATTCGTCTATAATATAACGATTTCTAGCCTCGATTGTTGGCTTAGTGGTGTGCTCCCCTCGTTCCCTTGATCTTGACTGCATAAAACTTCTACCAAGGCCAGTGGGTGACCTTCGCATGAGTGATAGTTCAAGTTTTGAAAAGGTCACCGTATTGCACTCGGCGCAAACTAAATCAATGAGAATGTAGTTTTTGTCGTCGCCGCCCATACCAGCAGGAAATACATGCTCCTCAGAGAAGGGGCCGAGGCTATGGCAGTAAATACATGTTTTTTGTTTGTCCATTTCAATGCTCCATTTAAATGTGATTTACACGGCCGCTTCTCTGTATATATCACACCTTTCGTGGAAGCCTTATTTATACCAAGTGAGACCACCAGGATTGCGCGTACGCACAACCGTCAACGTACTCAATCCCGCTCAGCACAAAACCTGTCGGAGCCATTCCGGATAATGTCGCGTCCAGTAGTTGGGGTAATGGTTCTGGCTCAAGCGGCATCCCCGCCCATACCCTCGCTACATTTGAGCTACGTCCGAGTTCGTTGCACACCTCGGGACAAACGCGCACATCTCCTTTGATCGCGCTGTAACGCCTTCGCTCTAGTGGCGATAGAGCCACTCCTTTGCGGCGCATAGGAGTAATCAGCGTATGCATGAGAATCCCTACCTATTCGCCGTGAGGATCGTCCAAGAGAGCTTCCACAGCGTAAGCCAGGGCACCATTCGCTTGTTCGAGTAAATCGCTGAGATTGTCGCGATCAATCAATCGAGCCCTGTGTAGTAAATGGGCTTCCTCGACCAGCTTTTTATGATGGGCGCCCGGATGCCTAAGTAATGCCGCTTCATTCTGCAGGAGCGCTAACCATGTGGCGGTTGCCATCGTCTCGGGAAATTCGGTTGCATTCATCGCCGCGTGGCCTTTCTGAAATGTACTGTACATGCAGACAGTTTGTGGTGGTCAGGTTTGGTGTGGCTGCACATCCGACGAAGTGCGGAGAGCAATGGCTTCAAAAATCTGAACGAGAAGAAAAAACTGGATGAGAAAGCACTTATCCCCCTCCCGCCGACGGGCTCTACGTCCGTTTTTTGTGCAAAGGTTGAGGGTGGTGCATTCAGCGCTGCAGGCCAGGCGTACCGCGGGCTCGCTTTGGGAAAAGACAATTTCACAAAATGCTAAGTTTTGTTAAGAAGTGCAGCGTGGTTACAAAACGACGTGAGGTCCTGGAGAACCAAAGGAAAGGGCTGCCGTCCCGGTATCACTGGGCGGGACGAGTGAAAATCCAGAAAAGTAGCGACTTTCCAGAACGAGACATATCCATTTTTTCAGTGCATGGAACTGCTTTCCATTGCATCGAGATCCGGCCGTAGGCCGCGAGCTATAAGGGGCTCGGCGGTGTGGGAGCATTTCACAAACTGGCACGAGCCTAATTGGCTCCTCGCTTCTTGAGGCGGGCCAGACCTTGCTTGATATGCCCTGCATTCTTGCCAATCGTTTCCAAGGCGCCGCGTACGTTTTCACCGGTATCTATTGAGCCTTGTGTTTCGAGCCGCAATGTCAGCTCCATTACAGCTGCTTCAAGGGCCAGCTGATTTTCGTACATCCTCTCAAGTACATCTGAGAGCGAATACTCATGTGCCATATCAAGTCTCCTATGGTGAATTCACGGGCTGGTCGCCGCACCAGGACACGCCCAATTGGGGGTTATTTTGGAACCAGGGCTGGGAAAAAGGTAATTTTGGTTAGGCAGGGCGTAAATCTTGCTGCAGCCCCCGTAATCCGTAGGTTTGGCGCATTACCTGGAGAGGTAATATTTGGTAATGGCAAAGGTAATATTCGCCGAAGTGCCCGGTTTTGCTTGGGATTATAGGGGGAGAGGAATTACCAAGTGAAAAGGTAATGACCTAACCTATAAGTTACCAAATTATTACCTTCTAAAATATCTGTCAACTCATTGAATATAAAGGCTTTTATCCAATATTTTCATCGGCATTACCAATATTACCTTTTTCCCAGGCCTCAACATAAATCGGCTCGGATGCGGTTTTTGTCCACTCTACGGCTGTTCTGCACTAACTTGGTGCAAAACCCATGGGACTACCATGGGACTAAAAATATCTTTTTTTCGACGACGCAACACCGCTACAGGCCCCGTAAACCGGGCACTTTAGAAATTGAGGGAGCGTTGCGGGTAGTTTCGAATCTCTCCTTCACCGCCAAATTCGATGTAAACAAAACCCCTGGTTTCGAGAGAAACCAGGGGCTTTGTAGTTTCTGGCCCTTGCAAAGGCGCGTTCAGGCAACTCGCAACATCATGGGCCATCCGCTGAGGTCTGGCCCATGATACGTCGCGTGCCAGAGTGCTGACTCTGACAGTCCCTGCTTACTGCGCAGCCTTCAATTTGACCACATCACCCGAAATTTTCGTGGTATAGCCGCTCAACACCCACGCCCAGAACCACTTCTCCTGAATTTGTGTATTGATCAGCGCATCACCGCCTTTGGCTTGGATGGCGGCGGTCTGTGCGCGTACGAAGCGGCTGTTCTGGCCGATCGGGATGATGCCGAACAGCATGACGCCGGTGGCGCTGGCTTCGCTGTGGCCCAGAACGGTGTACTGGCTGCTGTCGTATTGCGGGGATTTGATGGCGGTGCCGGTGCAGCCGGCGAGGGTGAAGCCGAGAACGGCTGCTGCAACTGCTTGACGGGCGTACTTCATTGGTAACTCCATGGGCTGAATATCGAGATTCAATTCTCGAAGGCGCGACACTCTAATGGCGTGAAGGTCGGATTGAAATCCATCGTAGGAAATTTCCTGGATTTCTGTGGCGAGCGGGCAAACCCTAATGCCGTTCATTTAAGGAACATGTGTCGGCTTATTGTGGCGAGCGGGCTTGCCCCGCGTTGGGGTGCGAAGCGCCCCCAATCCAGCAAAACGCGGTGTACCTGATACGGCTCAGCGCCTGGTTTTGGGGCTGCTGCGCAGCCCAGCGCAGGACAAGCCTGCTCGCCACA